ATCTGGGCAAACTTGGGCCGATGCGGCATAGGAGATAGAACATGGCAGATACGACAACAACGGCATATGGCTTAACGAAGCCGGAGGTAGGCGCGTCAGAAGATACGTGGGGAACGAAGATCAACACGGATCTCGACAGCCTTGACACGATTGTAAACGCAATCGGCGGTAAGACCGCTGCCGGAACACTGTCGTATGCAGATAGCGCGAAGCTGGTGACGAGCGAGACAGGTGTAGACATCACTGGCACAGCCGTAACAGACGGTTTAACTGTAGCTGGTAACGTCAGTGTCGATGGCGGCACGATTAAGTTGGATGGAAATTATCCTACTGGTACAAGCAACGTGGCGTTGGGGGATGGTGCGCTTGATGATGGGACATTGAGTGGTGGGTATAATGTTGCCGTAGGAAATACTGCTCTTACGGCGAATACTACAGGTGATAATAGTGTTGCCATAGGTCATGCTTCTTTATCCTCAAACACAACAGGTAACTATAACGTCGCATTGGGCGGGAACTCTTTAGAAAACAACACAACAGCAAGTAATAACAGCGCAGTCGGCCTTCAGGCACTACGTGTTAATACATCGGGTGCAAGCAATACAGCAGTTGGTATGCAGTCTCTACTTTCCAACACCACCGCATCTAACAACGTCGCCGTTGGGTATCAGGCGATGCGGGATAACACGACAGGCACTCAACACGTTGCTGTGGGTCGTCAAGCGTTGTTGAGTAATACGACAGGACAACAGAATACCGCAATAGGCCAACGTGCTTTGTATGCTAACAGTACGGGTTCCAGCAATGTTGCTTTAGGTTATTCTGCCCTTCAAAACAACACCACCGCCAGCGACAACACTGCCGTTGGGTATATAGCTGGAAGAGACACTACTACTGGTACAAAGAATACTTTCCTTGGGCGTGGTGCAGGATTTGCGGTAACAACTGGTTCAAAGAATGTTGTAATTGGTGGACACTCTGGCAATTTTGGCGGCTTGGACATCCGCACCTCAAGCAACAACATCGTGCTGTCGGATGGGGATGGTAATCCTAGGTTGGTTATAAACTCCAGCACTCAAGCATCCTTAAATAGTCCAAACGCAAATTCTGGTGGCTTCTCTCACCGTTTTTATGTCAACGACAGCAGAACAGGGTCCTCCTCAAGTGTTTTGGGGTTAAGGCATGGAAGTAATGGAAATAGGCCGCAAATTGTATTTATGAACCCTACTGGGGCTGTTGGGTCGATTTATACAAACGGTTCAACAACATCCTACAATACTTCCTCAGACTACCGACTTAAAGAAAACGTGGTTGAACTGACAGGTGCAACAGATCGTCTGAAGCAACTTAACCCGTCACGCTTTAACTTCCTTGCAGACGCAGACACTACAGTTGATGGCTTTTTAGCGCATGAGGTTCAGTCAGTCGTACCAGAAGCAATCACAGGCACACACAACGAAGTTGAAACATGGGAAGAAGAAGAGGATCTACCCGATGGTGTGTCATTAGGTGACAACAAGCTTGATGAAAATGGCAACACTATTCCTAAATATCAAGGCATTGACCAAAGCAAGCTAGTGCCACTATTGGTTGCTACAATCCAAGAATTAGAGGCACGGATCACTGCCCTAGAAAACGCATAAGGAGAAAGAAATGACTGATACACCAACCACAGAAGAAATCGCACAGCACTACACAGCAATGGGTCACTCAGTTGACTTGCTAAACGCTGGGCAACCAGAGGACATGGAAGATGCCGATTGGGCTGACACTGTGTCACGCAACGTAGAGCATCTACAGTTGATGGTTGCAAAAGACTTCTGGACTACAGAAGATATGACAGCGGTTAACGCAGCTATTGCAGCTAACACTTAAACCATAGGAGGCTAGCATGGGTAAAAATGAAAAGACCCCCATCACAGTCAATGATGTTGAATATAACGTCGAGGACATGACCGACCAGCAACGCGTTTTTCTGAACCACATTCAGGATCTTGAGCGCAAGCTTGCGAATGCGCAGTTTAACATCGACCAACTCAGCGTTGGCCGTGGGGCGTTCATCGAGGCGCTTGCAAATTCGCTTGAGGCTGAGCCGGAAGAAGCTGAAACGGTCAACTGACCGACGCCGCATAACACCGCTAGGGGCAGCAAAACGCTGCCCTTTTGCGCATCAAATGGTCATGTGTTACACTGCGGTAAGCGCGCAACACCAACGAGGCAACGATGGCTCTGATTAGATTAGACGTACCCGCTGGGGTTTACCGCAACGGCACCGACTTGCAGAGCATGGGGCGTTGGAGAGATGCCAGCTTGGTGCGTTGGATCGACGGCACGATGCAGCCGGTCAAGGGTTGGCGCACAAGATCCGACACTGCCACAAACGCCACGCCGCGCGGCATGATAAACTGGGCAGACAATTCAAACGACCGCTGGTATGCCGCTGGCACGTATAACAAGCTTTACGTCTACGGCGGCAGCACCGGCACGCAATACGACATCACGCCGACAGGCTTGGCCACTGGCCGCGAGGATGCTGCCGCGTTCACCGGCTACGGCGGCAACACATATGGCAATTACGCATACGGCGTTGCGCGCCCAGACACGTCACGCATTCAGCCTGCAACCGCGTGGAATTTGCAGCTGTGGGGCGAATACCTGCTGGCCAATAACCGTGATGACGGAAAGGTCTACGAGTGGCAACTGGACAACACCGCAATCGCTGCGCAAGTTGCCAATGCGCCAATAAACAACCGCAGCATCGTCGTGACGGAAGAGCGCTTTCTGATGTGCCTTGGCGCAGGCGGCAACGTGCGCAAGCTGCAGTGGTCAGACCGTGAAGACAACACGACTTGGACGCCATCAGCGCAGAACGAGGCAGGCGACATTGAGCTATCCACAGAAGGCGAGATTATGGCTGGCGTGAGCGTGAAGGGCCAGACGCTTATTCTGACGACGCGCGATGCGCATGTCGCCAACTATATTGGCCCTCCATATGTGTACGGCATTGAGCGCGTTGGCTCAGCCTGCGGGCTTGCGGCCAACTTGGCATATGCCAGCGTAGACGCCGGATGCTTTTGGATGGGCGTCCATGCGTTCTACGTCTACAGCGGCGGCCAAGTGCAGGAGATGCCGTGCGACGTGTCTGACTACGTTTTCAACGACATCAACCGCGCGCAGATCAGTAAGGCGTTTGCCATGTCAAACGGTAAATACGGCGAGATATGGTGGTTCTACCCGTCGAGCGACTCCACAGAAAACAACCGCTACGTCGCATACAATTACGTCGAAAACACATGGTCTATTGGCACGATGGCGCGCTCTGCGGGATCTGATGCAGGCACGTTTATTTATCCGCTGATGGCTGACCCGTCTAACAATAAGATTTACGAGCATGAAGTTGGATACGACTATAGCGGCGCAATGCCCTTCGCGGAAACCGGCCCCATCATGCTTGGCTCCGGCGACAACGTTGTCAGCGTGACGGAGATGATCCCCGACGAAAAAACGCAGGGCGATGTCAGCGCCACGTTTAAGACGCGTTTCTATCCCAACGGCACAGAGCGATCATATGGCCCGTTTAACATGTCCAACCCAACTAGTATGCGCTTCACGGGGCGTCAGGTGCGTATGCGTGTTGATGGAGAGCGCCTTGGAGACTGGCGCGTTGGCGTGAATAGGGTAGACGCTGTTGCGGGTGGCCGTAGATGACGCAGCAGCACCGCGCACCAGAGCCGAGGGGCGACGATTGGATGGCTTGGGGTAGGCGTCTGATGCTTTACCTCGGCCAGACGCGATCACAGCTCGTGCAGCAGACGGGCGGCGAGAGCGCGGCAGAAGACGGCGTGATAATGTGGGATCGCACAAACGAATATCCCGTTGTCAGTAAAAACGGCGAGTGGCGGCAGATCGTGCTGGAAGATGGCCACGCTGACTTCATCTTGACGTCAGACGTCACGCCCGTTGCTGCCAACACGGCGTACAAGCTGACATATGACGCGCCCAGCGGCAATGATGGCATCACGCAAGGCACGCCAGCATCGCGCATCGTGTTCGAGGAAGCGGGCCAATATGTCATATCGTTTTCGGCGCAAATATCATCGACGTCAGCCAGCACGGTTCACTTCTACTTCTGGCCCAGCATCAACGGAACCAACGTGGCAGACAGCGCAATGACAACGGCGCTGCACCAAAACAACGCCACGGTTGTCGCGTCACGCACGCAAATATTTACCGTTGCGGCTGGCGACTACTTTGAAGTGAATTACATGATCGACAGCACGCAAGGCTTTCTGAATTACACCGCAGCGTCTTCGCCTGTGCCAGCGATCCCCGCGTCAACTTTGGCAATTACGAGGCTTCATGGATAAAGAGCTTGAAAGATGCCGCCCGTGGATTGAAGCCGCTTTGGGGTATTCCGGCGGCACACATGACTTCATCGACGTGGCCGAGGGTATCTACAAGGGAACGATGCAGCTCTGGCCTTCGCCGAGGGGGTGCATCGTCAGCGAAATAGTGGTATATCCGAGAAAGAAAGTTTTAAACGTGTTTCTTGGCGGCGGCGAGTTGGATCAGATTTTAGAAATGCATGAAGATGTGATAGCATGGGCAAAAGCGCAAGGATGCTCTGCGGTCACCATGACAGGCCGGTTTGGCTGGAAGAAACCACTAAAGGCGTATGGCTGGCAGCCACTTCACGCCTCATACGTTAAGGAGTTTGAATAATGGCAGGCGGTAAAGGCGGGTCAACGACTAGCACAATAGAAGTGCCTGAATATATTGAGGAAGCGGCGCGCCGTAACTTGGCCAAAGCGGAAGGCATCAGCCAGATCGGCTTCACGCCGTATTACGGGCCAGATGTCGCCGCGTTTACGCCGTTTCAGCAGGCAGGGTTTCAGCAAACCGCTGACGTTGCTGGAGCGTTTGGCATGGCCACGCCGACATCTCAGCGAGACATCATGGGC